GCGGCGAGTTCGGCACCAGTGAGGGCAGTTTCCACGTTGTCGGTAGGTGTGGGTGAGTTGCCTGATAATCCTACACCATCAGGAGCGGATAAGAGCAATTCCGCCTGAGCTTCCCGCTTCGGGCTGCATCGTGTACAGTAGAGGTGCCTTCAACGTATGCGATGAGCACCGCTGCACCCGATCCCGTGGATCCCCAGGCCGCGTCCGTGACGCCACCTGCTGCAGTGCCGCCAAATCCGAACGTCGCTGACCTGCAACGCAAGATCGAGCTTCTCACGCAAGATCGCACTGAGCAGGGTCGCAAGAACGCCGAGCTGAACGATCGCCTCCGCGAGATGTCGGCAGAGCTGCAGCGGATCAAGGACGAAGCCGCGACGAAGAAGGCGAAAACGCTGGAGCAGTCAGGCGACTACCCGGCTCTCGTGCAGCAGCTCAAGGCTGATCTTGAGGCTGCTCAGACGGCGCTCAAGGACAAGGCCAAGGAAATCAGCAAGCTCACCAAGGACATCGAGTCCATGCAGCAGCAGTCGGCCCGGCAACGGCTGGAGCAGACCGCGCTAGAGCAGATTCAGGCCGATCGTCAGGTTGTGAATCCCAAGCAGCTCCTGAAGCTGCTGGAAGCGGAAGGCATCATTCGGGACAAAGAAGGAACGCCGGTGGCGCTTAACGGGGGCGTCGAGCAGTCACTGAGCGAGTTTCTTCCGACTCTCAAGCAAGCCAACAGCGGCTACGAACACTTCTTTGTCGCGGGCGGCGCCCCCGGCATGGGGGCATCGAACGCTGCAGTCGGCAGCACCAACATTCCGCCAAGTGATAACCCGTACATCACGGGTAACCTGACTATGCAACTGGCGCTGGAAACACGAGAGCCGGAGAAGGCCGCGATTCTTCGGCAAGAAGCCAACCGGCAGAAAGCCGCGCAGCGATAACACCAACATCGCTTTTGAGCCAACATGGCACTTCAAAACCTGGGGGATTTTTCGACCCCTACTCCCGTAGCCATCGGCACGCGGGGTACTCCCAACTGGGGTAGCACTTTCCTTGGTGACCTGATCGCCAATGAGCGCTTCAAGGCCGCCGTCTACGAGGAAATCTTCTCGCAGTTTGCGTTCACCAACTCCGGCATTATCACCCGCGACGCCAATCTGGACTGCCGCGAAGGTGGTATCAGCACCACGCTGCCGCTGGTTCTGCCGTTTGAGCCCTTTGAGGAAGTCATTGAATCCAATGACACCTGGGGCCAAAGCGGCGCCGGTCACCTGACCCCGCAAAAGGTCAACAGCCGCACGCAGATTTATCCGATCATGCACCGGGGCTTCCTGGTCGCTGCGGATAAGCTGTCGCAGCTCGGTTCCGGCATCGACCCGCTGGGCGCCGCTGCCCGCTATCTGGGTGAAGGGCTCGCTGCTCACAAGAGCAACACGCTCATCACCATGCTGGCTGGCATGTTCGCCTCTGGCGGTCCGCTGGTGAGCAACGTGCTGAACGTCAGCCGCACTGGCGCCGGCCCGTCCACGGCGGCGAACTTCCTGACTTCCTCTTCGGTTACCCGCGCCAAGGCGAAGCTGGGTGAGCGTTCCAAGCGTCTCCGCATGATTGCGATGCACAGCGACGTGTCTCACTATCTGCAGGACATCGGGATGCTCACTTGGGCAAGCTCGACCTCCGTGACCGCGACTCCTGCGTGGGGCGCTGGCGGCATCGGCGTCACCGATACCGACGTTGCCTACTTTGCGGGTCTCCGCACGGTGGTTGACGATCGGCTTGTGCCGACCACTGATGCTGTCAACGGTGACAAGTATCCCGTCTACCTGTTTGAGCCCGGTGCCATCAAGCAGGGTGTTCAGGAAGACCTGAACATCGACTACGGATACAACCTAGAGTCGAAGCAGTGGATGATGTCTCCTGACATTCACTACAGCTTCGGCATCCCCGGCCTCACCTACGGCGGCCCGCTCGGCAGCCCCACCAACGCCCAGCTCGGCACTGCCGGCAACTGGACGATGGCCTACGCGCAAGGCGCCAAGCTCATCCCCATCGTGCGGATGGTTGTCAACACGCCGCTTGCGGTCAATCCCTGATCACCTGATCTGTGGTATCCTCTGGGGGCTTCGGCCCCCATTTTTTTGACCGAAAAACCTGATTTCGTCAACCATCCGCCGCATTACACGGCGGGGAAAGCAGAGGCCATCGACATCATCGAAGATGCCATCAAATCTGCACTGACAGCCGAAGATGGCTACGCCCATGGGCAAGCGCTAAAGTATCTGTTGCGTCTATGGCTCAAGGGGAATCCCTTGGAGGATGCCAAAAAGGCCCACTGGTATCTGCAGCGGCTGATCTGGCGCCTTGAGGGCGGGAGGCCGTAGACTGGCGGCACTTCTCGGCGCTGGGCCGTGCCGATCGCCGTCCTGACGCCGCCGCTGACGCTCGCTGAGGTTGACGCCTACTTCGTGGCGTCACAGAACGCTGCGGCGTGGGCCGCGCTGACGACCCCGCAGAAGAACCTGGCGATCGGGCAGGCGACTCAGTGGTTTGAGACGCTGAACTGGAACGGCGAGAAGGCCGACCCGTCGCAGACGGGCAAGCTGCCCAGGGTGGGTGTGACATGCAACGGCATCGAAGCGACCGCTGACGCGCTGCCCTACAGCGTCGGCATGGCCTTCTGTGAGCTGGCGCTGGCGCTGCACCGGAACCAAGGGGCGCTGGTCCCTGCGGAGGCCGCTGAGGGCGCCTCCGGGCTCACGAAGCAGGAGCGGGTGGAAGGTGCAGTCACGGTCGAGTATTTCCCGCCAGCGGCGCGGCTGTCTAACGGCACCAAGGAGACCGACCCGGCGCTGATCCGTGCGTTCCCGTGGCTGCGCGACATGCTCGCCTGCTGGGTGGACTTTGGCGATAGCCGCATGATTCGGCGTTATCGAGGCTGACATGAGCAGAATCGATAAAATCTTCGGCAGAACTGCAGGGATGCTGGTCCGCAAGTTCGGATCTGACATGGTGTTCATCCGCTCGGGCGAAGCCGAGTATGACACTGACACCGGAGAAATCTCGACAGCGACGACTCGGCTGCCGCTGAAAGCCGTGATTTCGCCTGTCAAGCCCGAAGAAGTGTCGGCACTGACGCAGAAAACAGATGTCAAAATCATTCCTGACCCCGACGTAATTGGCGATGAGCCGATTCGCGTTGACGATGAGTTTGAGTACATGGAAAATGACGCGACAGTCGTAGCACGAGTTGTCGAAGTCAAACAGTTTCGTGGCGACAGCGCTGTGGCGTACATCGTGATGGCGAGGCCGCAATGAGACGACCCGGAAGCGCAAAAAAAGGCTTTGATCGCGTGGTGCCCGACATTCAGCGCAGGCAGAACATCCAGGCGCGTATCGCTACAAGCCGTGTCGTCAATGCTGTCACCGAAATCAGCCCGAACTACAGCGGCAAGTTCCGTACACGTTGGCTGGCAGACCCGATCGGGCCATCAGTTGAGCCCGCGCAGGAAGGCGGCTTTGTGCCGAAACTAAGTCAACCGAAGCCAGGCAGTGACCCGCAGCGCGGTTACAGCATCCGCAATGAATCGCCTTATGCGCCGGAAGCGATGGATCTGGAGCCGGGCGTGTGGATTCGGCCTGCAACACCGCCGAAGGGCGACATTGTGGATCAGGGCGAACGCACAGGCGCGTTCCGTGGTGAAGTTGATGGCTCTGCGCCCGGCGGTGCGGTATCAACCGCTGAGCGTGATTGGTATGTGAACTACGCGCAAGGCGGGCAATTCGCCAAAGACGTGCGCGATGGCGCTCGATCGGCGGTAGCGAGGACACAGCGATGAGCGGCTACGCACTGCAGAAAATCCGTCGCTATTACGAAGTCGTCGTAGAAGATGCGCTTGCCGCATTTACCGGCGATCCAATTCCTGTCTACACAGACAACGCTTACTACGCTGATAAGCAAGGTGAGAGAGAGTTTGCGCTAGTTCGATTGAGCTATGGCGACATGCACGAGTTGACGGTTGGCGGCATGATGGAGCGCATTATGGGCACGTTGATCGTGGAGATTTTCGTGCCCAAGGGGAAGGGGCCGGGGCGGGCGCAGGCGCTGGGCGAGGCCATGCTGGTGGCGCTGGCGCGGATCAACGCAGAGCTGTAT